CTCAGAAACGTTTTGCCAATATCTACTACTGGGCCAAGTATTACACTTAATATGCTCATTAATTTAATGCTCCTATGCTGCCAAGCCCAACAGCTGTTGCTAATGCCGCGCGAGGACTGTAAAGCGCCCCTACACCAAGAATTGCACCCACAGCTTCTGGCGGTGAATTAACTCTGCTATATGCCCCATCAAATGGGCCTTTGGTTACTATCTTTTCTGCAAGTTCTGCTGTGGGGCCAAGTAAAGTAGCTATTGCTGAACCTCCCCAATCGCTGCTACGTTGAGCCATTGTTAACATCCCGATCGGACCATCAAGCCCTGCTCTTCCAAACAACTCTGTAAAATATGTACCCCAATCCATTTGATCAGAGCGGAGATACTGTGAGCCATCCTTACCAACTGCGGCAGATAGACCAACCTTAGCGTACTCTCTAAGCTCTAGACCTAAAGCGGCTAAAGGCATAAACGCCGCCATAGTAAGAAGAAGAAGAGGTGCCATAGAGGCGGCAACACCCTTTTGCTCTATTACTATTCGGTATCCTATCTCTCGTTCCATGCCTTCGAGGACTACTTTGTTAAAGGCATATAAGAAAGACTTGAGCTGCCATATAAGTGCAAATCGCGGATCTGAGGCCCATACTGGCCGCTCAGCCGCGTTTGGTCGTAAGACTGAGCTTTCAACAAATCGGACGAGTGCGGCTTTTACTGCCTCCCCGTCTTCACCATCAAACGAAAAGTCATTATCTTGCCAACGGCGAACTTGATCATAGGTAACACCAAGAGACTTGAGGTAACGGTCTGACCTTTCAGTAGGATTATTGGCATGCTCAATAATAAAGCGTTTTGCCATTCCTGCAGAAAACTCACGCGATATGTTTGTCAGACCTGTCAATCCGGTGTACTTAAAGAACTTGTCAGTAGCCATACGAACTTTAGGGTCAAGCATGTCGCTATCAGCTTGTGACATCCAAGCGTTAGCAGCTGCTTCTGGCATAACAACGCCAATATCATATGCCAAACGTTTTGCGGCCTCTCGATCTTTCATCTGCGATACTACTTGCTTGCCAAACATGGCGAACCCGCCAAACTCTTTTGTTGCCACAATAGACCCTGCGAAATCAGGTATTGACGCAAAGGCAGCGAACGGTAGTAAGGTTACAAGGTTAAGCGCTGCAAGATAGCTTTGCGTCTTACGCCAGAAAGGCGACAGATGTGTAACGTTACCTAAGTAAGCATTAATAATTGCGTCAGCAGTTTCTCTAGGTCCAGGCTGTAACTTGCCTAATGCCACCGCAAGCTTATTAGTGCCGTCAGGACTCTTAGTATGCCGGTTCCACTCAACACGTTTTGTTACAGCATCGAGGTAACTCATAAGCGCCACTTCAGGTTCTTGAAGAAATAGAGTATCTCTCAAGAAGTCTAAATTACTATCGGCTGTTAAGACACGACTTGCTTCAGCATCACTACCTGGCTCTGTAATATCTATATCTGCCATATCCATATCTATATCTGGATTAAGCGTGGCTTGTTGATACTTCAGCATACGCTTGATTGCTGCGCGTACTTTCTTCTTATTTGCCTTTGGATCTGATTCTAGAATTAGTTTCTCAAAAATTTCTGGATCATTAGCGATCTCAGCTAAGTTAAGCAGGACAGGAAAGTAATTTTCTCGAAATCCAATATTAGTATTAGAAGGATCTATATATTCTTTATGTACCGCTTCTAGGTACTCACGCAATTGCTTCGCTTTAGGGTTTTTAAGATCAGCAGTTGGCGTTTTCCCCTGTGCTAGTCTAAGAGCTTCTTGGACTTCAGGCGTGCGCCAATCAGTTCCAAGGACTTTAAACAGCTTCGCCCGCAGACGGTCTCTTGCTAACGTCCTAGATTGTACAAAACCAAGGCCACCGTCTAAAGAGTTCGACTGCCTGTAGAACATATTAGCTACATCATCGCCTGCTACGATCCTCATCATCGAATCTGCGGTAAATAGGAAGCCTAATATCTTTATAGCATTAGGGTTGTTTTGAGCAAACTTGCGGCCCCAGTCGTTCATCTTGCGCTTCCAAGCTTCTTCTCTTGCAGCCGCGCCCGACTGTAATCTAATCTCTTCCCGCACCGCCAACACAATAGCTTTTTGCTCAAAAGAGGAATCATCAGGCGTTGGTAAATCTGCTCCTGTGTTATTGCCACCTCCGTTATTGCCCGCCCCCGCGCCGCCAGCTGCTGCAGCTTGGTCTGTCGTCACTGCTGCTTGAGGCGCTTCCTGTGCAGGCGGAGGTGCTGTCGCCGCTGGTGTAGTAGTGGCCTCTTCAACAATGCTCCCGAGTGCTGACTTATATGCGACAATTTCCCCCGCTTCGTTATACACCGGCATCTTTGTTGTCATGTTATTTGCTTTACGAGCAGCAGTGACGCCCGCCATGTACTTAGCAAAGCTAGGTTTTAACTCATTAACTCGTCGATAGACTTGGCCAGGATGATTCTTCATCTCCGCCCAAAGCTTCTTAAATTTCGCGACTACGCGTTTAAAATGGCTATCAACCGCGTTGCTTGCGCCGCGCTTATCCGTCTGATTATCGTTCTTTGCCCATGCCGCTACTTGGTCTGCATACCATTCCTCAAACCCTTCTCTCTCCCACTGCTTAACAGGTCTCCCTTCATCGCGGGCTTTCTGCCGGTCACGAACAAAGGCCGCATACATCCGGTTATAGAGTGGCTTGTTCTCAAACAGACTATTAATTTCTTCTTTAAATAATGCATGGCCCATTTCATGCGCAGCAACCATCGCCAGCGCAGCTTCGTTTTCATTATGAAGGTCATTAATCATAATAACGGAGCCGTTGCTGAATTTTTGGAAATAACCCTTGTACGTATTTTTACTATTAAATCCCCCAACAAGGGTAGCGGCAATTTGTTCTGCAATGCGAACAGACGTGGTCTGCTTACGCAATACGTCTACGGCAGCGCGCATAACAAGACTCTGCCCAAGTAGGGTAACGTCATCTACTTTTGCTACTTCATTACTAATCTTCTTGGCAAGTAGGCCATCAGCATTTGCCTGCTTTATAAACTTACCAACTGCGACGTTATCGCCTAAGTCTAATGTTTCTAGGGCTTCTAACGCTATCCTGCCTTTTGCAGTTTTCTTGTTGATTAAATAACTACCAATTTGATCTCGGGTGGCTGTGTTAAACCCTTTTAAGCTAATAACAGCTACTGGGTTCTTCAACTTTAAGCGGCGAGAAATTCGCGATACTATAGAAGTCACTAGGTCAGTAACCTCCCCGAAAGGAAAGGTCGTACCTGTCTTAAAGTTAACTTCGGGGCGACGAGAACTAGTATCCGTGTTTGTTTGCGGTGCGCTGCCTATTGGACGGTTCTGCGTAGTATTTGTGTTAACTACGTCTTCAATATTCATATCGGTTAGCGGTATACCATCGGGGGTACGCGCTGAACTTTCTGTCATTTCAAGACTGTCTGTAACCACGTCGTCGCTTTCGCTTCCCAGTTCTGCTTCTCGCTCCATAGACGATAGCCTCACTCCGCCATCCCCGTCATCTACTTCTATCAAATTAGTGACGGTCGGTGCGCCTGGGACGTATGGCTTTAGTAATTGGCCGAGCTTTATTTTTTTACCCGCTTCGTTAAACCCCACGGTTAGGTTTGAAATATTAGGTGGCAAGTCTATTTTTGGGTTTTCTAAATTCGCCATAATATCAGCGATAGGGACGTCTTGGATGTCGACCTCATAGCCTGCCATTTGCAGCTGTCCCAACATAGCTAACAACCCCTGCCGAGAAGATTGTTGCGCGCCAGCTCCGGTGAATGAGCCTTCAATACTTTCCATAATCCGTCGGCCCGCGTTCATCAAGTCAACGGGATTAACAGACACGGCAGCGTCTGATCCTGGTGCGGTAATATTAACGCTTCGATATTCCTGCTTAGATCCCATCGCTTTACTGATAGACCGTCTAAGGAACTCACTCATTGAGACTTCGTCTTCGACACCTTTGCCGTCTCTTATCCGAATCTTTTGAGTATCAGGTGTCGTCTCAATTTCGATGCGGTAGCTACCATCTTTGTTAATCTTTACGTTTATTACTTCGTCTGGGCTAGCTTCTTGTAGCTTTACAGCAGTCTTTAGCATGCTCTTAGACATGCGCTTATAAAATGGTGTGTTCCAATCAATGTCTTCACCGACCATTTCAATATAAGCGGCCCGCGCTTTATCGATGCCAGAAAAACTATTGTCCCCATCTACACCTTGATATGAATCTGTTTCTTGGCCTTCTTTTATAAACGAATGCGTTCTAACGTCAGCTTCAAACTCACCGTCGCCAAACTCTTCATTAGAATTCTGCTGTGTTTCAAGAGGATCGTCTGCATCGTAATCGTCCTCCATCATCTGGACTTCAGGGCCATTACGGCGCGCACGTTCAGCTAAGGCTTCTTCGGTAGATACAATATCTACACTGCCTCCTTCTGGCATTAGTTTTATTGCCGCAGCCCTAGCTGCAGCAAGTCCCGCATCGTTTGTTGATTCTTCGGAGACAACATCGCCGTACTTGTCGACTACCTTAACTACAAGCGCATCGCCGTCTGTTTTGGTGTTGCTATATCCTAACGCCGCAGCAAGGACTGTATCGGAGGCTTGACCTTTAACTACGCCTTCAGCAACGTCAAAGTCAGTAGAGATAATCGTGCCTCTTCCAGGAACAAAAGCCGCCCATGCTGTTTTTCCATTAACAAACACTTTATTAATTTTGTTTGGGGTAGCGCCTTTTATGCGTTCGTCTGGCTCTGTCCCTGATACCCAGACAGCTTCTTTTGAGCTAGTGTCATCAACCATCGCTGATAGCTGCGCATCTATGTCTCGCTTTGCTTCAGCAGTAGTTTGATCTGGCGCGGCACTGGCAATATCATCGGCTGCGCGATTACGGGTCATACTCTCTTTAATAGAGTCGCTCATGCCTGCGGCTTTTTCGGCAACACTAGCGGCTATGCCAACTAAACTGGCGTTTGATACTTCGTTGGCGCTTTGCGCTAGTAATGAGCCAGCGCCACCCGCTGCTCCGCCGCCAAAGAACCCAACAAAACCTGCATTCAAGCGACGTAGATTTGCGTCAGCGTCAGTGAACGTATCATCCATATCCATACGGTTGCGGATTGCTATCTCTTCTTGGGCAAGTTCAGCTGCGCCTTCTAATGCGCCACCTTTTGCATACCCGCCACCTGCAGCTGCCGCAAGCCTACCCATAACAGAATTAGGTCCAGCTGACTTCTTTGCCGCTTGGTTGCCTATTAGTTTCAGCAAACCAACTTCACCAAATACGCCTATTGCCGCCTGTGGCAAAGCAAGCAAGCCCGCGCGTATTGCCTGCTGGCTATCGATCTCACGCCCTGACTCTAATGCTTCACTAATATTTCCGCCGGATAACGGGGCAAATTCTGATATGCCCGCGCCAATTACGCCGCCGGTTTTCATATCTCCTGTTCTTTGTAAGCTTCGTACCGCAGAAGCCTGGTTCTTGAGGAACCCATTCCGCGCTAATACATGAGCTTCCTGTGTAGCCTCAAAAGCAGCTTGGGCAATGTTTCTCTGGTCGGGGGTCGCTTTTTTGCGCGCAACGGCGACTAAAGAGTCTTTGATAATATTCTTTGCTGCGGCTCGGCTACTCTGCTTTAGAGTCTCTTTACCAAGAACCATCGCAATACTACCTACGCCCGCACCTGTTACCGTGCTAAGTACGCTAGGCATTAGTTGCCCCGTGCCACTTACTACCTGTGTTAAAAATCCCTCAACAGTAGGCTCTTCTAAAAAATTAGCAAAAGTTTCTATACCTTCCATCGGAATGGCAGCAAACTCTTCGGCTATTCGAGCGTTAGTTATTGAATCAGCTACGCCTTCTGCATCGCCCTGCAGCGCGTCAATACCCGCACCCATATATTTAAGGTCAGCTGCAAGCGACTCAGCACCACTTCGCATCCCTCTTCGAAACGTCTCTACCATATCTGATGGTGGAAGCCCGTTCGCGTCTAACAAATCGTTATTCGCAACCATACCTGCAGTAACGGATCTATTGTCGCCTGCTGTAACGACAGAGTTTAAAAGCGCGCTTTCTCTATCAGCTGCTAAGTCAACGCGGCGCGGCTGAGCGGAGGGGGAGTTGTTGACTTGTTTCGCTGTAAAAGCTGCAACTGCGTCTTGTGGTAATGCAGCAGGCGATAACTGTTCGGCTGTAAAGGCAGCAACTGCGTCTTGTGGTAATTGCGCGGGAGTTACCTGTTGTTGGGTAAAGCCTCCGGTACTATTAACTTGAACTAAGTTAGGTGCAGCCCCACCTGCTGCCAACGTATTAGCGTAGGCATTACTACCAATTAAAAAATAGTCGTTGCCTGAAGTTCCATTAGCATCTGTAGAATTTAAATTGGCCGCCCCGTTGGCACCGAGTAAGTGCGACGCTGCTAACAACCCAGAAATTGTATCTTTTTCTGTAGTGTCATCAACTGTCCCATTTTGCCTTAAAGCGTTTAGATTAAAACTTACGTTTTGCTCAAATATTGCATCCTGCAAATCTGTGTCTTGCAGAAATTGGTCTAAGTTAACTGCGCCGCCTTTTCCTGTCCAGTTTGCCGGATCGTTCATAGCGGCTTTATTGCCTGCTTTTGAAGTCCCAGGTTTAAGATAGCCTAAAGTTTCAAGCGCCGACGCACCGAACTGATACCCCCCTGCGTACCCAAGGCTGTTAACTGCTGAGTAATCGCCGGATGATTCTTTGTCGAGTATAGCTGCTTGAAGATTTCCTGCGTAACCTGCTAACACACGGCTTCCTTTTATTTACTATTCTTAGTCGCAGCTGTAATTAAAAAATTAGCGACTTGAGGGTGGTCTTTCAGGATTAACGCTAAATCAACAGTTTGGCTATTGACGCCACTCTCGTCGACATATGCAATAGACGTCATTTTTTGCTTACCATTAACAGTTTTGTATGCGCCTGGTCGAATTCGCGATGAATCAATGTCCATAGTTCCATCAGCTTCGTCTCGAAAAACGTCGAGGAAGTTTTGCTGACTAAAGACATTGTTAGTATCCCCATTAACCATTGCCTGTACATACATGCCGACGCCTATGCTAAGCCGATCCATATACACCGCAGCGGCCTGTTCATCACCTTTTCGAAGCTGGCGCATTTTGCCCATCAAACCACTAATTGACCGCCCAATAATTTTGGCCTCATCCTTACCTCCGCTAAAATCATCGTCTGTAGGAGAGTATGTCCCGTCCTCATTTTTCTTCGACAAACCTACTGTTTCAAGAACGCTGTCTAGCCAAGGTTGAGTATCATCAGCAACTTGTTTTGCTTGCTCTGAATTGTATTTTCTAACGGCTTCCCTGTGTTTATCCAAGTTTATTTGGTTACTGACATTCTGGTTGCTTCGAGTCTGGGCATTGTTGGCCATAGCATCTACTTGAGCTAAACCAACCTCTTGGTCTCCGCGTTCGAAGCTGTTCATCAGTTTTTGGTGGAGGGCCATTTTTTTTGTAGAGTCACCCTTCTCCGTCATCGCCATCATCATCGCGATCCGACTCGCGTTTTGCCGATTGATTTGCCCACTCTTTACCTTCTCAACTAATTGTGCATCAGTCTTTATCTGGTTATGACCAAGAAGGTTGTGAATCTCAGTCAACTGCTCCTGAGTTGGTTTTTGCGTACCATCCATAATGGCTTTGCGCACGTTCTCTGCGGTAAGAGCAGCGGGCGGCATAGTTGCAAATGCAGCATCTACGCGACGCTCTGTAACATATGCCTGCTTTCTCATCGCCGCTGCGTCGTTCTCTTGCTGCGCAGAATCATATTCCCGACGTGGGGTTGCAGGCGCGTCGATATCAGAAAAACCTAGCGCTCGGCCAACTCCGCTTTCTTTCATAGCGTTTAGATCGTTGATAAGGAAGTCGTAAGGCATACTTATTAAGTCTTCAGCGAAAGCCAACAGTTTCCCCCCAGTTACATCTGTCGTGTAATCGACCATCTGAGCTAGGTCAAGCCGCTCGATTACTTTTCTTCGGGTCTCTTTGTCATACCCTTCCCACTTCTCTTTTGTGATGCCTTTATCGGCAAGTAGTTTTTCAATTGAACCTTCTTCTCCTGCGCTTTTGTTTTCTGCTCTGCTTTTAGTCCAAAGATCGGTAGCTTTGGCGGTTGCACGTTCGAGCAAGGCGTCAGTGTCTCCACCAATTTTCGTGAACAGTTCTTTTAAAACATTGAGGTCATTAGTTTCAGTAACCCTAGCGTAAAATTCTGCCATCGCGGCGGGGTCATTAGCTAGTTTAGTTGTCGCAGCCTTATCTAAAATCGCTTCTGTCATGTCTGTAAGCTGCTGCTGATTCTGCACAGCCCCTAGGTTGCTCTCACCTACGAGTAAAGCACCCGCGCTGCCTACAAGATAATCTTTGCTAATGCCCGCCTGCCAACGTTTTTCTATGTTTTGGGCGAACTCTTCTTTACTAATTATGCGGGGGCCGTCACCCGCTGCCGCTGATTTACCTTCAGTCAACGGTACGATGTCTCCCGTATCCATGCGCCTAAGTTGCACAATATAGCCATCATCTGGGTTTGGGGCGGGGACGTAGGCATGAAACTGGGCCTGTTGAATCTTGCCGCTCTCGTCTGTAAAGGTTTGATATTCAGGGCGGCTATCAGACATACGCTCAAGTAATTCAGGATGTGTTCCTTGTAACGCGTTCCAGTCCTGAACCAAATCTACTTTTCCTGACGCCAAGAAGATGTCGCTAAAGTTCTGTTTCCCCTCGCGCTGGTCGTTTTCCACATCGGCCGTTGTATTGGCGATATCCTGCTGTTCGCGCATCAATCCGAGCTGCGCATTCTGATTGCGACGGGCTAAATCTTGGCTAGCAATAGCCTGACTTGTACCTAAGGCTGCTTGCGCACCTTGTAAAAATCCCATATCAATATACCTATAGTGCGAATGCGAAAATAGCTGCGGACCCTAAAGAGCCAAGCGTGCTATATGTTTGAGCTTTAGACGCCGCTTTAGCGGACTTATAAGCATTGTTGCGTTGGGTCGCGCTTTGCGCTGCCCCCTGCATCTGGCTTAGAGACGATCTGTTTACGCCCTGCCCTATATTCACAAGATCCGCTATAACACCCTGATTCTGTTCTGCTTGAGCGACGCGTGCGTCGTTTACAGATTGCGCGCCACCAAGAGTATTTGCGCGCGTCAAACTCCTTGCTTGCTCTTGCCGTTGAGCTGGCGTCAACTCAACTCCATACCGCTCTGAGTTACGTTGGGCTACACCAGACATAAGCCCCTGCGCATCAGTGGTATTAGTTCTTGCCTGATCAATTAGAGAAGTATCGTTCTGTGCTCGCTCTATTAGATCCTCTTCGAAGCCGCGATAGTTTTTTATGTAGTCGTTATAGTCATTGCGCGTCATTTTCGCGTAGGTTTTATCTGGATCAGTCACTGTTGGTAAAGTACTCACATAATCACCGCCCTGACCTGCGCCAGTCATTGCTCTTCCGCCGTAAACTCCGCCGTAAACTCCGCCATATAAACTCATAATTAATTCCCAAACGGGTTGTTGTCGTACCCAAACGAGTTAGTAGATCTCAATCGATCCTTGAACCCAGTAATGCTGTTCCCCGATTTATCGACAGGGCTGAAGAAACCTCCTGACACTTCCTCAGTCGCGTTTTCGTTAGTAGCCTTATCAATGTAAGTATTACCTTTTGAATCCAGCTTGTCCTTGTTACCTTTGGACTTCATATTCTTAGCACCCTGCATAATCAAAGCCGTAGACATTTGTCCTAGTGCGCCCGTCTTCGCCTCTCGTACTTTTTGTTTTGCCGCAGCCTTAGTGAGCACTTCCGATGCACCCATATTTGCTGCGGCCGCCATGCCCGACTGGCTATCTGCTGCTTGGTCCCTCGCGATTCCTAAAACATTGAGCTGTTTTTTGTTTCTTATATCAGATGCAGCTTCGTCGGCCTGGGCAAGTTGAGCTTGGTATGCTTGAGCCAAGTCTCCGCCACCTGCGCCTGATGACGCCCTGTCGTAGCTAGCCTTTCCAGCAAGCCCTTGCAATGTGTCTGCGTTAGCACGCCCCCGAAGAGTTTCATCTACTCGATCATCAAGTGATTCGTCGCGCATCTTCTGCAATAGTGGATCGTAGGTCCGTTTAAAGTAATCGTTCTCTGCCTTGGCCACAGACGCAGACGCCTTTTCGGCCGCTGAGGGTTTGTACTCACTCTTCTTTGGTTTACTACCCATTACACGTCTCTCGTATAAACTATTGTGTCTATCTGCCAGCCTTGCTCTAAAAAATACTCTCTAAGCTCAGGTACAGCAGACCGTGTTTCTAGCTTCACAAACCCACCGCCTTTGGCTTGTGCTATAAAAAAATCTTGGTGTTTATCTACAAGATTCGTTCCGCGCTCCTTTGCCCACGCTAGCCAAATAAGCATTGTTCGCTCGCCGGTAAACAAATCTGTTTCGCCCGTTGTTACTACGAAACCTTCTGACGTAGTCCATAAAGTTGCTACCCCTTGCTCACACGCGGCGTGTATATCGCCGGTTGCGTATGTCAGCTGAGGATTCGCGTCTAGGATCTCCTGCACCGCAGGTCTAACCCAATGAAAATTGCAGCTAATGTCTGCAACTACAGGGTCACTACCCTCCGTTACCGTATCGACGCCTGGTCTTAAATGCTCGGCTAAATCCACCATATCTAACACTCCTTCGTACTCCGGTATCTGCGCTACGTGCTCTACGCTCCGCGTCAACTACCCCTTCTTGGAATAGAGATCCGTAAATTTGTGCGCCCTGCAAATCAGTCCAGTCTTTGTTTGGTATTCTTAGAAGGCGAAATAATGCACCATTTATAATAGTGTCGCGGTAGTCATTCATAATGCTGTCATCACACGCAGTGCTCGTATGAGTAGGCTTCAAAACTGCTCGAACTATAGTGCTGCTAACAATAGTCCCTGATGGGGTAGGTACTAACCAAAATAGGCTTGGGCTTTGCTGGATAAAATATAATGGCACACCCGTATTTTCACGCCACTTGGGTAGACGTTGTTCGAGTAATGCGCTTGTAGTGGGTTCTAAATCTTTGCCTGAATGAGTCACCCACAATATCTTCTGAACCGACGTACCCGTTGGTGGTTCTAGGTCATACTCGTAGAGCTTAGATACAGTTGTTACAGGGTCTAGCTCAGTTTGATACACGCCTGCCCTTTCACACAGCTCTACTACTGCTGACCTAATACTGTTTGTGATCAGCGTATCCGAACAGCCAGAAACCATCGGGAGTATGTCAGGGAGTAGCGCTTCATAAGAAATCGCCATTCGTTATGCTCCTACTTGCGCTCGACGTTCTATATTAGGATTTGTGATTGCGTCTATCTGCCCTTTTCCAGTTACGGAAGTGGTAAATAGTTGAAAGTGGCTACCGGCCCGTTGGGCGTTCCCTGCATACTCGGCGTCTTTCATATAAGCCATGTATAGAACGTAGTTTAAAATTGCGTTAGCAAAAATATCAGGGATAGATAGGGAGCCGTTTTGTGCGACACTTGTTGGGTTGGAAGAGAAAATAATCTCTAAGTACGCATTGCCAGCAACGCCAGGATATACATAAAAATTACGAGGATTTGATTCATCGTATGTATAGTGCTTAACAACAGTAGTGTGCGCGGCATCACCTGAAACAGTCGGGTCATGCCAATCTGGAGTCTGTCCATCGAGTACTTCTCGGTCAACAAGTCTTACAGCGCGTTTACCCGTTCCACCACTGGCCGCCGACATATTTCTGACAACTTTTAATAACCGATTTCCTGCGGCAGGGATGTCCTGCTTCGTCCCAGTAGCTAAGGTAATAGTAGTGTTAGTGGCGCTTGAATCTGGTTTCAGCAGGGCTATTTCGCGTTGAGCGTCATTTACCCATAAGACAAGCTCGCCGACTACCGGCCAGCGCACACCAGTAGTGTCTTGCAAAACTGTTTGCACTCTATCAATTACACTTTGTACCGTTACAGACATTATCTATACCTACGAGTTAAGGATGGATTCCCAAGCTGCTTCGCGTTCATCAGTGTCGACTGTGACACCCATTTCTTTATTTACTGCTGCGGCTTTTGGGTAACCATCAGCTTTAAAATTCTTTGGCTCACCTTCGTCCATCATTTTTTCAAGAATGGTCACAAGGTTCGCATCAATAGTTTTAACTTCTAATACTTCATCGAAAACTGCTTCTTCAGCGTTCGCTTCTTCAACATACTTTTTGTTATATTCTTTTGCGCCCATCTGTATCGCTAATAAGCCAATCTCGTCTGCAACTGTTATTGGCTCGCCCGCTTGGAATACGATAGCTGCTCCAGCCATTGTGGTAACGCGTAATTCATTTTCACTTACAATCTTCATGATTAGTTCCTATATAAAAGAAACCTCTCCCCCCGAAGGAGGAGAGGGTGTAGTCTTACTTACTGTGCAGTGTCTAAGCAGATAACACCGAAGTCCTGTACATTACCAGTGATATCACTGTTGTACTTGGGCTTGCGGAATCCGAAGATCTTGCCTACAGAGATACCAGACTGGTTGCCATAGTCGAAAGTATCTTCAACCATTTCAGGCAGGCCAATGTCAGCCATCGCCAGAGCCTGAGCTCCACAGAACAAAGCGCGCGCGCCGTTTACATCTGCATTGGCACCCCACTTATATCCAGCTGCTCCAGCGTTGCCGCTAACACCAGAAGCAGCGCCAGACGTGTTGAACACATGACGGAACTCGTGGATCATAACGCCGTCAACCATTAGGCTAGAAGAACCACTGAACAAGCTGTTTGTAGTACCACGTACACCAGCGTTACGAACGTTAGCTAAGAAGCTTGCGTCGAGTTTTAGGTCAGCCATCTGCTGCGGAGTAACGAACATGTGGAAAGTTTCCTGGTTACCTGCACCGCGAATACCACGAATGTACTGGTCTTTGGCGTAGGCTTTCAGGTTAACAATACACTCATAGCTAATCTTGTCAGCTGCGACAACTGCGTTAGTAGCGCCTGCTACAAGACCACCAGTAGCATCCCAGCGACGGTGACGAGCAGCAGTAGGCGCGGATACGTCAGAAGCAAACTCAAGATCAACAAGCTCTTGGCCATTTACAGCGCCGCCAACTACTGTGCGCAATGCACCGTTGTTCTTAAAAGTGTAAGCAACGCCAGAGAGTGTCAAGAACGCTAACTGGTCACAACGGTCAGCCATTGCATAAGCAAGTGCGTCGCGAGACTGCTCACGGAAGTTAACAACAGTCTTCTGGTCGGTCATACGGCCAGCGATGCGGTTAGCGAAACGTAACTGGTCTAGCTCGATGCTAATGTCATACGCGCGGAGGGCTTCTTCGTTGCCTTCCAGAGTAAAATCACCAGTGATACCGTCGCCGGTCATGTCAGCTAGCAAAGTGATGTTAGCTTTCGTGCCTTTGTTATTCTTAGTCAGTTCAGTTACGCGCTGTACCATTGCGTTTGAACCAGAACCAGCGAACTGGTTGATGAAGGATTGGTTGCGAGCTACTTTCCAGAAGTCGCGGCTCCAAGTTTGGAGTTGGTCGCCCGTAAGCGTACCGAAATTTGTTAAGGCCATGATAGGCTCCTAATAAAGTGAGATAATTTATCAGCGACATTAGTGCCACTAATATAAGCAGCCGACTTTTCAGGAGCGGCTAATCCGTTTTCTACTATCGTGTAGAAGAACGTTTAGCGTTGATTAACGAGGGGCGGCCTCGGAAGGTTTTACGCCTAGTACAGGCGAGGGGTACGGTTTTAACGCCTACGGGGCGATCACATGTCGTAGTGATAAACGTATTGTTATATTAGTACAGGTATTATTATTATGCAACACCTAAGTATGTATTATACAGTTACCTCAAGATCAGTTTCGATCCAGACTTTGGCTCCACATGACAGTGGCTTATCTGGACTGTACACAACAGTAGCCACTACCTCGCCATCGGCAGAAACTATTTCTGCCCTATTAACTTTACGGTTCTGTTTATAGTCTTTAACCGTTAACACCGGCTCGGCTGCACCCTTGTTGTTAGCGCGTATGTTGTGCTGATTAACGTGGATGCGAGTCTTCATCAATCACCACTTAACCTTATCGGCCCAGTACGCAGCTGACATCTTTCCCTTAGAAATATTCCTACCATGCCGTGCTTTGAAGCTAGCGCGCTTCTTTTTCATCTTTTCAGACTCGCCTGCCTTTGGTGCTCCAGCAGTTGACGCGCCTTGCTCTCCAAACCGGATGGTTTTTATCTGCGCCCCGCTCTTAGCCACAACAATATGCGACTTCGTCGGGTGACTAGGTGTACCTTTTGGTTTGTTAAAGCCCGATACTCCTGCTCGGGCTAGTCTTGGGTCTCTTTCAGCTGCCATAATTACCTCGTTATAAAATATCGCCGCGTAGGCGCTTTAAAGTTGCTTCAGGGAGCGCAGCAAACTCTTCTTCAGTCATGGTTGTTAGGTCTAGTCCTTTCTCACCGTGCGTCGCAGAGCTTTCACCTGGTAATTCTGGCGGTTGTGCCTCTGCGGCCTTGAGTTTTTTAGAAATTTGCGCGCGTTTATTGGCTAATTCGTCACTTTTCTGCGCCTTCCCAGCTAGACTTGGCGCACTTTCTTGCGCTTGGTCTAGGTCGTTGTCCTTTACAACATATCTGACGGCTTTTGATAGCGCATCAACTGCTTCGTAGCCCTTTAATATAAAAGCATCTCGTAGTTCGACGACTTCATTGGTCATATCCTCGTTATAGTCCGCGCTATCTCGGCTGAATACAGGGTATGCCTCTTCCATCGCGTTCGCAGCTTGCTGCAAAGCAGTCATTTGGCGGTCTTGGTTCACCGTCTGGTTCATTTCTGCACGCATTTCAAACTCTAGCGTGGCTCTTTCGGCTTTTCTGATTTCTCGTCTAAGGCCAACTGCTTTTTCTGTTTCGCCGTCCAGTACCATGTTCTGATAGAGGAGCTCTTTCGCATCAAAGTCATACTCTTCTGGGGCTTCTGCCGATTTTTCAGTTGAAGCATTCAATTCATCCAGTTGTTTTTGTAATGCCTTCTGTTTAGCAAGCACTTCGTCAAGTCGTGCCTTCGGAACCATTGGTTTCTTAGGTGCTTTTACAGGAGCTTCTTCTACTTCAGCTACAGCCTCTTCCTCTGGCTCTTCT